CTGGCAACACTGCTTCCCTGTCGATGCCTCTTGCTTCCGCATAATGAGTTGCTTCAAGTTGAGCCTCTTTCGTCCAACCAGAGAGGTCAATGCGACCTGATTGACCTGGAGCTTTGGCTTCGATGACCCCAACTGAGCCAAGGAAGTCAGCTCTGATTGCAACATCGCCTTCATCTCGCTTGCCTGTTCTCGCAAGTCTCTCAGCGTCATATCCATTTCGTCTAAAATAATCTCGTAGTTGTGTTTCATATGTTGCTCCTCTAGCCTTGTGTGATTTTCGTGTTGTCATTCTTTGCCTTCAATTCATTAGTAGCAGCTAGATAACCATCTTGATAGCCTTCAACATAAGCTTCTTGTTTCATAATCTTAATTGTCTTTTCCATATCCTCACACATTCTCTGGTATATCATCTATAAACATGTACTCAGGGTTGAAAGCAACCCATGTCATGAGTCCGCCCCCTGCATCAGCTTTACCGTAACGATTCTTTACTGGTGCGACACCCATACTAGTACCCACAACACCAAGAGTACAGATAAGCGCAGGAAGCTGAGCAACCTTACCCTGAATGGCACTGCGTGGTTGACAAGGACTACCCATGACAGCCTCACTTGTATGATGGAGAACAACAACAGCAGCATTAGTAGCACGGGCAAGGTACTTCAACTCCTTCATGATAGCTCGCATTGATGCGAACTCTTCGCCACCATCTGTGGCTACGTCCATTAGATTATCTACTACAATTAAAGTTGGGGGGCAACCCCATAGTTCTTCGAACGCTTCTACTTCTTCATCAATATCTTGTAGTGTTGGTGCTGATTCAAATGACCAAACAATATGTGAACCCTTAGCTAGTGTAGCCTTAGTCCAACCGATATCAGTTGATAGCATCCCTTCCACATCTGACTGCGACTTACCTGAAATCATTGAGGCTAATCTCATAGCCATAGTATGTGCGTTGGTATCTGCTGATATGTATAGCGTTGGTACTTTCATCTTCAGTGCTAATGCTAATGCTAGTGTGGATTTTCCAACTCCTGGAGCTGCTGCAAACATTGAAACTTCAGAGCGTCTAATGATAATCTTGTTGTTCTCGAACGCCTTAAAGCAACTAGGCAACGGCTCTCCACCAATACTGGCACGGCCAATAGAGCGGACAAGTGTACGCATTTGTTATTCCCCCCTCTAGAAAAAGACCATAGCCACCCTGACGGTGTGACTTGATGGCTATGGTCTGTCATCTACTTAATTAAAATGGTGCTGTTGCCATTGCTTTACGGACAGCAACATCGAAGTGCTTTAGTGTCTTGCCACCACCACGGTCTTCAATGGATACAAACTTAACAGCAAGGTAGTCGCCCTGTTCAGGTCGCTTCTCTGCTAGTCCCATCTTTAAACGAACTTGACCAGCAGTCAATGTTCGTTCACCTTCAGCGGTATGAAGTATAATCTTTGGTGCTACAGTTCCATCGTCCCATGTCTGTAGTCCCACGCTTAGTACTGTTCCTTCTACTGAGTCACCAATGTTTTTAAAATTAACATAGGTGCTACTTGTTCCTTCACTCTTGAACTCAGGATTGTCCCAGATGCTCATGTTGTTCCTCTCGTTAGTTTACTGGCTTGCATTGGTCAGGTGTGCCTTGCGGTGTCGGACATGCCCAGAAAGCGTAAGGCTTCCCAGTCGTCTTGCTTATCCCCTGTCGGAAGATTCTTGCTCCGTGTATACAGGTCGGGCTCGCTGTTCCCTGTGGCGTGATTGCGCTTGGAGGAGGTGTAAACGACGGACCCTGAGCCTGGGGTGGAGCGGAGTAAGTGGATTGCGGAGTGCTTGGAGTTGAAGCTTGTGTTCCCAAAGGGGCTGTATTGTAAGCACCAACGACCAATCGTTGTACTGCTGCCACCTGTACTGAGTAATCGCCAATACCTTCAAGCAACACGCTGAGTTCATCAGCAGTGTTTGCCCTGATATTAATCATATCACCAGCAGGTGTCTTATATGATACTTGTAGTTTCCAGTCTTCCATTTGTTATCCTATCTTTGTAGAGAACTGACAGTGCGCTGTCAACCCACATTTGTATTGGCAGTTGTTTGCATTAGGCAGGAAGATTCCAGCCTTACGTGCCTTGTCGAAACCTGATACTAGGTATTCGATTCTATCTTCAGTGTACATACTCAGGTCAACTAACGGAGATACCCCAGACTGGCGTGACATCCAATATGTCCCCCACTTAACATCGATACCAAAGGTCTTCTTAAGACCGACCTTGTAGAATCCAAGCTGTAGTGTATTGGAAGGTGTTTGCTGAGAGGTTTTTAAATCAACGATGACCAACTCACCATTGACTTCAAACACTCTGTCAAGAATCATCTTGACTGGCACGCCAGCGAACTCGGGTAACATCGCCAACTCTATAGCAGGAGCCCCTTGTGGGGTAGTCCAGATTTTCCAAGTTGGATTAGCGTTGCGCCATTCGATATAAGCTTGGACCCAACGAGGACCAGTCTCATTCCAGAACGGAACATCTTCTTTATTGGGGTTAGCCTTAGTAGCTCGACCACCAGTTCGTGCATTGGTTAGGTCGATGTCACCCTTGGACTCAAGCCAAGCTTGGTCCCATAGTTGCTTTGAATCAATCACATTGTCCCCTTGTCATAGTTCTCACAAGCAAGGTGGAATGCGGACCCACCTACCGACCAGACGGAAGGAAGTTCCTCCTTCATGAGCAGTCGCCCTAGGTAGTACTGGTACCCACAGTCAATGTATGTCGTGAATGCGGAGTACGATACGTGCTCTGGTAATGTATATTCATCAAGTTGTATGCTCATATTTTGAGTATAACATACCCTCTCAGTCATGTCAAGTGAAGTCAGTCCCTAAGTTACACTTGACAGGAGTCAGTCCTCGTGTTATACTTAGAATATATAATAAATAATATATATAAACCCCGAAGGGGTTGTATATAATATATATTATATATATAATAATATATATATTATAGGGAGAATAATGTCAAATGTATTCTATGGAGTGCTTGCAGCACTCATAGTAAAAGAGATACTGAATCAAATCTATATCTATCTTGAGACTTACTATATACGACTGAAGGCTAGGAAAGCACTGAAGGACTTGAAGGTGTTCCGTGAACACATCGAAGACCTGGAAGCTGACGACCTAGACGATTAGTTTTAGGGACAACAAAAGACCCCCCAACCTAGGGTGATTACCTTAGGAAGGGGGGTTCTTTGTCTCTACGGGGCTGCTATAGCCCTATATGAGTACTACTTTGCTTGCTTACCGAAGTCTGTTGCCTTAGGGTCAAGTGCCTTAAGGACTGGGCCAGCTACCGCAGCCAATGCTGCTGATGCTAGGGCCTTAGGGTCTGTGACTCCTGCTAAATATAGAGCGATTACAGATGCTACTGCTGCTCGTAGGTAGGTTGCTACGATTGCTTGTGCTTTTGCTTTATTCATTTTGTCTCTTTCTTAGGTAGTGGCTTGGGGAGTTTAGCCTTTACTTTGTTTACTACTGTTGGCTTACCTAGCCAAGGAAACCAAGGGGAAGTGTCGTTCCCAAAGCCGTCCTTGATTGAGATATGCAAATGCTTCATGTGTTTGTTACTACCAGTGTAGGCATGGTCGCCTTGTTCCTTAGACCAGATGCGACCCTTAAAGATTAGATACTTGACACGCTTGTCAGCCTGTAGTCTTTCGAAGGCTTCAGCACAGTCAATGCCAAACTTAGGGTCATGTGTAATGTCAGCAGCAAAGCCACTGTTGTGGTCAGAATTGGGATTCTGTGTTTGATGAGCAGCCGAAGGAAGGAGTCCATCGCTGGCTTTCATACGCTTGGGCTTCAGTGCCGTTGCTTGGCGTAGGACTGCTATTGCAGCAGGTGTTGCTCTCTTTACAAGTTTGACAGCCATTGTTACTCATCTTTCTGCTATTAGTTTATATAGGTCATCGATGCGTTCTTCTAAACGCTTAACTGAATCCTTAAGACTTGAACCACCATTGGGCTTTAGTTCGTATAAGTAATGCTTGACCATCCATCTGATGCCACCAGCAAACGCTGAGAAGATTGCTATGACGGCAACTGCTACTGTTAGATAGTCTTTCAATTCCATTATACTGTCCTAATTGTTATTTCAAGGACGCCACCGAAACCGTCGAAACGCTTATCGGGTGGAGTCATGCGGGTGAATGTGACTTGCTCTATAATTGCTTGACGAGATTCTCCTGTAGACAAATCTTGCCATGTAAGAACGTCGCCGTTCTCTTCAATATCTTCGAGTGCTTGGATTCTGGTGAAGGCTCTGCCTTCGTATCCAATTACTGTATTGAAACGGTCAGTCTCAACATCGAAGCAGTAAACTGGAAACTTCATTACGCGCTGACGCGGGGTAGCAATAGTTGCTTTGGCTTGGTATCCCTTAAAGATTGGACCCGTAGTGGTATCAGTAGTATCACGAGTTAGAATAAACTTATATGCTACATATTCTTGCGCAGTTTCTGGATTAGAAGTTGTTACTTCAATAGGTCCGACTACTGCGTTGTAAGAGATGTGTTCGTATTCTGTTCCGTCTTTATCTACAGTTTCTAGTGCCATCTCACCTTTGCTGAAATCACCACGCGCAAGCAAACGCTTAAAGTTTTTAGGCTCAAGTGTTCCATAGCGGATGTTACCTGTAGTTAGGTAGCCAGACGGGCGAAGAGTTGTAGCATCTTCTACATATACAGCGCCATCGCCAGAGTTGTAAGCAGTAGCAAACATAAGTCTGTCATTTGTTGCTGGGTCAGTATTGCCATCGAAGCAGACAGCAGTTGTAACATGACCAGTAATGCCGTCATAGTAAACATCATTGGCATAAGCAAAACGTAATGGTTCTAGTTCAATGCTTAGGTCAATGCGAGTAAGCCCTGGCTCACCTGCAACAGATGTAGTAGCCCAAACAAAACGGTCACGAGCAGCGAAATCATAGACAGGCTGAGTTGTTTCCACAATAAGTGGACCATAATTAAGCGAACCGTCCTGGTCAGATACAGCAGCAACACGGATACCCTTGTTAGTACCAATCATCATATAACCAAGATAGTAATAAATCTTATGTACAATCTCACCAACTGGTAGTTCTGCTGCTACGATTGCAGAAGTTAGCGTAGGCATTACGCCTGCTGTGTTGAGTGTAAACTTCTGGATAGTTGACTGGCTGCCGTTGTAACCAGCAAGATAGATAGCAGGACCTGACGCAGTTATTGATGTGTACACGTGAGTAGATGTTGCTTGAGTATATACAGCAGTTGGCATTGCTGTTGCTGATGTAGGGAATTCATACACTTTATTATCAGCGCACAAGATGATTCTATCTTTTACATACTCCATAGTGGCATTTGATACTGTGCCAATTTCGTCAAACATCTTAGTGTCAGCGTCAGCAGAAGTTAAAGTCAATGCTTTCTTGTATACTGTTTTCTTAGTTGCTGTGTTGGTAATCCAATAAGCAAAAGTTCCATCATCACAGATAGCATATACAGGAGAATCAGCACCAGAATTGTAATCAATAAAGTGAACTGGATTACTAGGGTCAGTTACTTTAATCTTATCTACATCATACTCATCATGTAGTAAAGCACCAGTAAAGGTGCTCCACTTGATTGAACGCAGATGCTGCTGTGTTACACCATTAGATGCGATAGGACCAGTAGTGTTGTGTCCTTGAGTGCAGGATTTAAGTAGGGTAACTTGCCCTCTTGTCCATACATTTACACCTTTTGAATCAGCAAACCTACGATATTCGTGTTCTTGTGTTGTACCTGCGTGTTGCGGGTCATAGAACTTTATACCAGTACCAGCGTGGAATGAAGACTGTGAACGAATCCACCAACCAGTTAGCGATTGCTCGCCTGGCTCACTGCCATTGTCAAACTGGTCTTTACGAAAGGGCGCAGTCTGACGAATGTAAGGACGAGCATCATTGATAGCATAGATGAAGGGAAGTCCACCTATGGCTACGTCATAAGCAATATCCGTGTTCTGCCATACAGAAGAACTAGATAAGATACCAACGTCAAACGCAATGGCAGCACTGGCTCTACCTTCGGTAATATCTCTTGCCACTATGACTCCTTAATTATTCGATTGGTAATATAAAATCTATAGGGGCTTGTTCCTCATCGGGATTCTCAAGCCAACGTAGATAGCGTTGATAATCAGAGTTGGCTGGGTCATTAGGTATTGACCAGACTTTGCCATCTGGGTCTGTGCGTTGGATATAAGTTGTTTCTGGAGTTATGTCGTTTCCAACAGTAGAAATTACTTCATAAATTGGTTTCATATTACAACTCCGAATTCAGTTCGATATAGGCTGCTGCGCCAGAAACGCTTCTATAGGTGCAAGGTCTAAATTGCGCACCTTGCGCGCCAGACCAACCAACGTTTGCGATTAATAATTTATTGTCAGGAGTACTGCCAGATAAAACTTGAATTGTTGCAATTGCTACGTTAAAAGTTACGGTATCGCTTATCCAACCATTAGTGCTACCAATTGATGGTGTAACTCGCATTGCACTTGTTAATGGGATTTGTATAAGAGCATTTGTAGTGCTTGGTTGCCATCCAGAAACTGCATCAGAAAATCCAGCGGGAACATTAAGTCTTTGATAGTAACGTGAGCAAGCAGCAAGTTCACCCTGAACAGTGCCAGTGGCAGTTGTGAATGGGGTGGCTACGGAGCCAACTTCAAGTTGTGCTTGTGCCATTTCCCAATACGCACCAGATGGACCAACGGCATTTTCCGCTAGTTGAAAGCGAAGTCCTGCTGCGGTACCATCGTTAGGTATGGCAACAGTAGTGCTTAATTTATACCAATCAGCCGCGCCTGTTCCTGTAGGTATGCTTGCAGCAGAAATTGTTGCAGACGCTATTTGTCCCCAAGAACCGCCTGTTAAAGTATCTGCTGTTGAGTTTTTTGAAATTAATAAGTTCAAACTTTGACCAGAAATAGCAGCCCAAGTTGCATTTGCGCGAACCAAAATAGAAGCAGTTACGGTTTGACCCGCTAATGCTTTAACTGTTCCCGCTTCAAGTGCTTGAAACATATTGCTGTAACTGCCAGCAGAGTTATAGGCAACACGCGCACAATATCGAGAACCAACAGGAGCGCCTGTAGTTTGTTGACTTACTGTTACAGTTCCACCAAGACCTGCATACCATCTATCTAAAGAGTAGGCGGCTACTGTTTGCGATGTAAAAGAAGTGCGTTGGAATACGCTAAAGTCACCATTGATAATCTTGTTCTTGCCAGCATACTGCTGATTATTAAATCTAGCGTCACCATTAACATCTAATTTAGTAGCAGGAGATGCGGTGTTGATGCCAACATTGCCAGCGCTATCAATACGCACGCGCTCTGTGTGCGAACCGCCTGCTGGACTTGTGCTAAAAAACATTGCTGAAGGAACGGAACCTGTTGTAATTGTTCCATCATTTATTACTGTAATTCTAGAAGCATTTACAAAGTTTGTTCCATCATGTCCTTGTGTACTTATCAAACCAAGTCTTGAACCAGTAGGTGTGGCTGTTGGGGAAGCAATAGTGCCTCCAGCAGATTTTAGACTTAATACGCCAACTGGACCAGTAGAGCCATATCTCTGTACTTCAATGCTAGATGTTATTTCTGTTTCATAACCTCTCACAACAAGTTGTGAACCTGCAGTAAATTCTTCTTTTACTTCTCCTGCGCTATTTTTTACTTGATAAAGGCTTGCTGTTTGTGATGCGGCACCTGCCAAAGTAATTGGAACAACGCTTGCTGAAGAAGCAGTAGCAGTTGAACCACCAGCAGTTGATACTGTGTTTGCGGTTGTTGCTTTAGAATTTAGTTGAGTCTGAATAGCAGAGGTAACACCATCTAGATATCCAATCTCTGTATCAGATACGTTAGCAACAGTTGACTGCTTAGCATCTATTTGAGTCTGGATAGCGGACGTGACACCATCTAGGTATCCAATCTCTGTATCAGATACATTAGCAACAGTTGGTTGTTTAGCATTTAGTTGAGTCTGTATAGCAGATGTAGTGCCATCTAGGTACCCAAGTTCAGTAGCCGATACAGTTGTTAACGCTGTACCAATGTTTGCTATATCTCTGGCTTTAGTCATTCAGTCACCTCTACTGCTGGGTTTAGAACATTAATAGAAATTAAATATTCATCTGTTGGTGGAGTAAACTTAATGCCGTCATAGGTTGACCACATAGTAGGAGCAGTTTCACCTGTCCATACTGCATCATCAAAGCCTTGTTCTTGTGCGACTGCATCAGCCAATGCTTCATCTTGTGAAGCAAATACTGCTATTTGTTCTACTCGACTATTTTTAAGAAATGCATAATGTAGTTCCATAATTAACTCCAATAAGTAACTCGTGCGTAACCTGAACCACCAGCGCCACCGTTGTATGCAGTACTAGCGCCACCTGCTCCGCCACCTCCACCACCTGTATTGGCAGTTCCAGCAGTTCCAGCAGCCTGGTTTCCACCATTTCCGCCACCATTTACTCCTGCGGATGAAGGGGTTTGTTGCGCACCAGCACCGCCACCGCCACCGTAACCTTCTATTCCAATTCCTGGGTTGGATACTATTAAGTCTCCCGACATACCACCATTTCCGCCTTGGCTTCCTTTTGCGACTGTAATAACATTAGGGCCACCAGTAGTTGCGCTAGCAGGTAGTGACAACGCATCACCACCAGCGCCACCGCCTGAGCCACCCTGAGCACGATTCGCGCTAATACCTGCTCCACCTCCGCAGCCACCAGCAGATGGAGTGCCTGTGTTAGCAGCACCGCCACCCCCGCCAAAAGCAGTCGCGAGTGAGCCAAAAGTAGTATTGCCGCCAACGCCACCATTAGTTGCGGTGCCACCTGAGCCAGTTCCAGCAGTTCCTCCTGCGCCAATAGTTACAGTATAAGAAGCACCAGCAGTAACAGCAATAGTTTTTCTAACTACACCACCACCACCACCACCGCCTGCTGCGGCACTAGCGTTAGAGTTATTGATACCACCACCGCCACCACCACCACCAGCAAGAAATACTTCAACAGTTGTGCAGTTGGCTGGAGTTACAAATGTAGCAGTAGAATTATATTCAATTACTTTTTGAGTTACTACGGCAGATGTAGCAGCCCAACCAGCAGCAGTACCAGCAGAAACAATTGCAGCAGCACTAGGAGCCGCTACGGCTGCAGCAATAGTTGCTGCAGATGGAGCAGCAACAGCAGTTGCAATGTCAGCATTAGTGGGACCAACCCCAGGGATTCTGTCAATAGCCATTAGGAAATCTCCACGCCTGAAATATGATAAGTAATTGTTGTAGCAGAAGCAAACCCTGCAATTACTTGGGCTGCGGAAAGAACTTGTTTTAAGTCAATAGTTGTAATGCTATTAGCAGCAACGGCTACGCTCGTAGCCATAGATGTGCCGTTAAGCAATAGTGTAAACGTGCCCGCAGAGCCAGCAGTGTTAGCAATAACAATGTTAGTTGCTACTGCTGTGGTAGCAGACGGTACTGTGTAGAGCGTTGCCGAAGATGTGGCAAAGGCTCCACGCCCTAGTGCTTTAGATATTGTAGCCATTAGTTACTACTTTCTATTAGATTGCGCCCATTAAGGACATTACATAATTGTTCTGTACATTTGCTATTGTTTCGTATGCTGATAGGTCTACTGCTGCCCAGCCTAATCCTGTAGCAGTAGTTGAGTCAGCCTTTAAGAAATATCCATTAGTTCCAACTGCTACTCTTCCAATTGTGTCTGGAGAAGTTCCAACAATTAAGTCACCCTTAGCGTCAATGATTGTTGGACTAATTACGTTAGCCAAATCAAATGCTGTAAAGGTAATAATTTCAAGTACATCTCCTGCAGCCAAGGCTGCTAGTGATGTAATGCTTGTACCGCTAGTTCCTGTGTAGTCGGATGTGCGAGAGAGCAAGACACCGTTTAGGTATACTTGTTCTTTACCAGGAATGTATGAAAGTGTTAAACCGTTATCGTCAGCACCTGACTTGGAAGTTTCTCCGCCAGTCGCTGTAAAACGGTAGCGATAGATGTCAGCAACTGATGCAATTGTAGCCCACGCTGTACCACTCCATACATACATAGCATTGCCAACTGAGTTCCAGTACAAAGCACCAGTAACTAGAGCATTACCATCATTGTCTACAGAAGGAGCAGTTGACTTAGCACCTAGATAGCGGTCATCGAAGTCATCATAAGTTGTTGCAGCGGCAGCAGCACTTGCTGCAGCAGCAGTAGCGGAACCAGCAACTGCATCTACATATACCTTAGTAGCAGCATCTGAGTTAGCAGAAGGCGTAGCAAGGTTAGTGACCGTAAACGCACCAGCGTCTAGGTTGCCAGCAAGAACACCAGTTGTTTTGTTTAAGTATGTACCTGAAAGACTTATTGCTCCTGTGTTTCCGTCTACAGATAGAACTGAGTCAGTAGGTGTAAGAAGTTCTTGCCAGTTAGCAAGAGTTGTTGCTGGGGTTGCGGTAAGAATAAAAGATTTGTTAACATCAGTACGAACTGCTAAGTCGCCAGTTTCGGCAGTTAGCGCAAGCATTGCTGCTTGCGATGCTACTACCTGTGTTGTAGTAATTGCAATTGCAGGGAGTTGGCTTGTAGGGATTAATCCGCTTGCATCAAGTTCAGCGATACCATTGATTGCACCCTTTTGAGTGGTGATATAATTAAGAGTCACCGCATCTTGTGCGTTAGTTGGATTTGCAAGTCCTGTAATTTTTTGAGCATTAAGAGCAACTTCTGCAGTTGGCGCAGCCATTTGGTCTAAGCGAGATGTACGAACTTGTGTATCAAAATCTGAGATAGTTGATGCAGTCTGTGTGCCAGTGTGGTTAGCACGGGCGATAGGGTCAAGTGCTAACTTGCTAAGAGCAATTCCAGCAGAAGCATTAATGTCTGCGTTGACAATAGTTCCGTCTACTATGTCAGCAGATGTGATACTACTATTAAGACTTAACTTGCCATAATTAATACCTGCTGATGTATTAATGTCAGCATCAATAATAGTATCGTTAGCAATCATTGCGCTAGTTACTGTGCCAGTATCACCAGCGGTGATTGCTGTTCCAGAAATTTTTGTCTTGTCTATTGCTGCTGCTGCGTTTATATCAGCATTAACAATAGTTCCATCAAGAATCATTGTGCTAGTGACAGTGCCTGTATCGGCTAGGGTTAGAGCAGTTCCACTAATCTTAGTTTTATCTATTGCTGCCGACGCGTTAATGTCTGCGTTAACAATAGCACCATTCGAGATTGATGTTGTTAATGTTATATTTCCACTGCCGTTAAATGATTGAGCAGATGCTTCAACATCTCCAACAATCTGGAAGTCGCGGGCTGTGGCTAAAGTAGTAGCAGTGGCAGCATTGCCTGTTGTGGAACCAGATGAGCCAGTTACGTTACCTGTTAGGTTGCCAGTAAAGGTTCCTGCGATAGCACCAGTACCAGTAATGGTTGGGCTAGTTAAAGTCTTGTTAGTTAAAGTCTGTGTATTGGTTGTACCAACTACAGCACCAGTAACACCGTGAGCAGTTGTAACATTTTTAATATGCTCGTTAGCCTCACGGAAGTCACGACCGATAGCCATGTGACGTACTTTGGCACCAGCGGAGTGAGCCTGTCCAACTCCAGCAGCCTCGACGCCACGTACAACTGTTAACGTGTTTACGGTTACAGGATTTACTGAAGGAGAATAAATATCAACAATTTCTTCAAGTGCTGTATCTGGGTCAATAACTACAGTGTATGTTTCACCTGCAGAAATAGTCAGACCACCAAGCAAAGCCGAGGCAGAAAGAACAGTTATTGTTGTAACAGAGGAATTGATATTAGCGGTAAGAGACGTCTGTTGCGAACGAGATGAATACTTTCTGGTTGTCATTGCTGGTCCTTATCGGCGAGAGTAGTGGACTTTAGGAGGATAATTCTGTTGTTGTGATTTTGTTTCCTCATTCAAGCGTTGTGAATAAAGCGCGTACAGTTGCTTGGTAGCAGACTGTGATGCGCCATACGGACGCTTGCTGTCAGTCTCGTCAGCCTGTGGGCTAACCATAGCAGCGCGTGCTGGGTCAAGGAATGAGAGTAGGCGATAGGCTGCACCAAGAATCACAACGTCCCGCGTTGATTCTGGTAAGCCTGTTTGAGTTGCGTAATCTTCAGTATTAGTTGTAAAAGAAACTGGGTCAGTTGCGTAAGTAATCTTTACTGTACGACCTGAGATAGGGGCTTCACCTAAGGTGATTGTTTGAACTTGTTCAGTTGTATAACCAAAGGCTGCTGCGTTAGCAAGTGGGTCGAAATCATAGCGCCGAATAGGACGCCATTCTTTTGAAGGACCAATCTCTTGCCACGAAACTGTTAAGATATTCTTGATGTTTAAGTTAGCAAAAGCATAGGTTGAAACTGCTGCATTGAATGTAAAGGTTGCTGTCTTAACAGCGAAGATGTTTGCGCCTAAAGCGCGGATTGTGTCATTGATAGCACGCTTGATAGTAAAACGTGGGAAGGTTGGAGAGATAGTAACCTTTGTGTCAAGTGTGTGTGTGGCTGCTGTTGTGCCTAGGTATCCACGACCATACGGAGCCACAGTTGCAGTGTTAGAAATACGGTCGTAGTTGTCTACCCAGAGCAATTCTTCGTCAATCTCAACAATGCCTTTACCCACTGAGTCAGTAGAACCTAGAGACATAATCAAAGGGGCAGCGCTTGACGATGTTGTAGTTGTGATGGGCGTTACAAGATGAGTAGCGCGGTCTTGCTGAAAGGTGTAACCCGCTAGGTTGATAAGTGTTTCATCAATCATGTTATTTAGAGTAGGCATTATGCGTCTATGCTCCTTAGCGCAGCAGGTGCTGCTAGTCCAGTTGTTCCAGCAAGTTCATTACATACACCATTAATATCTTTGAACTTATCCCTAGTTCTAGAAGCCGATACCTTGATGTTTAGTGCTCCTACTGTTGCCAAACCAGTAGTGCCAGCCCAGGCATTAGCAGCGCCTTGTTCATCAAGGTATCGTGCCACGTCAGTAATACCAGCAAGCCTATTAAGTTCTGCTGTTAGACTGCTTCCTGCTTTGCCTAATGCCATTTGTTAACCTTTCGTATATCGTTTCGGAAGTACTAAGTTAGACTTCTTTTCTTCTTTTGGTGTTCCAAAGAATGCCTTGTAGTAATGCTCATCAAATGAGAATCGTTTCATATGAGGAACGGTTGCTCCTGTATGGCACCACAGTGGCACTTCTGCTTTGTCACATAAGGCGAAGAAGTAAATATCTTCTCCGATGAACTTTGTACCTCTACCCATTTCCATAAATAGTTGGGCATCTGGTGCTGCTGTACGAATCTTTTCAACCACACTTCGGTGCATAAGAACGAACCCCATGCCAGCCGCACCAATTTGAATCAGTTGGTTCTCTGGTAATGGATGAACTCTTGATACCCCAAACCCACCTTTGCCATCATCAACAAAATTAAATGCTGTAGGCATTGGAATCATCAATGGTTCTTCTGGTGTATCTGTGGTAAAATAAACACCAGTCAGCATTGGTCGCTCTTTAGCATCTTTATTATCCCAGAGTAACTTGAACTTATCTGGACTAATAACTACATCTGAGTCAACCCACAATAACCATTCAGTATCAGTCTTATCAAACCAATAGTTGATTACTGTTTCACGCTGACGAGCAATCTGATTTCCTTGGCTGCGAAGAGTTGACTTAAACTCTACTCCAGACTTAAGCAGAACATCTGTGACGCCTTGCATGAACTTGCCATCTACCATACCATTATCGCACCAGGCGACCGAAATTGTTTCTTGCATTGTCCCCACCTTTAGTTAGTTACCACTTAACCTTATCTGCCCAGTAAGCAGCAGACATCTTTCCTTTAGCAATGTTCTTTGCGTGACGAGCTTTGAATGACGCTTGGCGTGCCGTTGGCTTCTTGTCGCCAGTGACACCCTGTTGACCAAAGCGAATAGTTTTAACCTGAGTACCTTCTTTAGCCACAACTACGTGTGACTTCTTTGGGTGGTTGGGTGTACGCTTTGGCTTGTTAAAACCAGATACGCCTGCTCGCTTTAGTCTTGGGTCGCTCACTTTTTATTAATCTGCTTTCCTTTAGAGTCGTAACGGCGACCCTGTAGGACCGCACCAAATAATTGACCAGTTTGCTTGTCTTGTAGGACACGAAGTGCGTTAGCGCGAGCATCTGTTCCTGGGCCAGAAGTCTGGCTCATTTCAGTTGTGCGTCGGCTGGCTTGATAAACATCGTTAATTTCTTTAGCGATGTTCTGGAAGTAATTGCGATTGTTTGCCATATTACTTCTTCTTGCCCATCTTCTTAACGACAGCCTTCTTCTTCATCATACCCTTTTTCATTTCCATCATCTTCTCAGACTTGGATTCCATCTTCTCGCCAGCAGCATAAGCCTTAGCAGCCTTCTTGCCCGCAGGTGTATAAGGAAACTTCTTCATTCCGACTTTTGGCATTATATTTGTCCTATCTCTTTCATGACCTCTACGGCCTTCGGGGTTATATCCTTAGCCTTAGGCATTGAATCGGCATCGTATGCCTGACCTAAGTTTTCAGATGCTTTGTGTGCTTCTTCTATGTCTTTCATTCTTGTGCCTGCTGGTTGAATTCCTTGTTGTCGCGCCTCACGGTAAGCACCAAGTTCGGAGTTCCACTTCTTATCAGGTATGTCTCTACCCGCATCGCCTGTATTAAGTTGTAATCCTCTTGCCTTACATCCAAAGCAATCTTCATCACACATAGTGTGGTCAATTGGAATGTTATCTTCATCTTTGAACGGTACATCTGATACTGCGTCGCATAGTACGCATCCCCATGTCTTCGCTATGAAGTCATGGTTCTCATCAAATCCCCAGTCAAGAACCTTGCTGATATGACTGCAGTTCATCTTGTCCCTATTCTGCTGTAAAGTTTGCTTCCGTAACTCCTACGCCACCAGCAATAAGTTCGGCTTTAATTGCCTCACTTATTCCTTCATGTATATAACCACCACGATAAACAACATCGTAATCATCTTGTGTGTCATCTGGTATATAACGAATTTGTGAGTAAGTGCTTCCACTTTTTACAATCGTTATTCCCTTACGGAGTTTGGCAAAGTAAAACAAACGATGCCCACCTGATGGTCCTTCTAGGACATAAGGTGTAGTGAATTTGTATGTTGCCATTAGTTCTCCTTAATGAACTTACTCTATGGCAGAGAGTTTTATCCCTCTGCCACAGCGTCAATCAACTAAGCGATTGATGAACCTGACTCAATACGGTACAGGGCTTCTTCGCGGTAGCGAGCGAAACCAAGAACTCCGTACCAACCCATTGGGCGGTGACGCATCAAGCGGTCAACGACTGGGCCGATGACTACATGTGGTTCTTCAGCAACGGCTTCTGCCATTGCTTGCTGTCCTGCTAGGATTGTGCGGTACACCTTTGCAGATGAAGCACCATCAGTAGCTGAGTAAAGACGTGGTGACTCTACGAAGTACGCACCTTCGTATGTACCGATTTCTCCAGCCCAGATACGGTCTTGTGCAGAACCGTACTGATTTGGAAGCAACCAACCTGCTGAGCCTGTTTCTGCACGAAGGTCGTGTGAAACTTCTGGGTGGATACCAGCCCAGTATAGTGAACCCTTGCGAGCAGTTGACTTGTTAGCACGTAGCTTAGCAACAGCCTTGCGGATGTTAGCAGAAGATAGTGTTGCAGCAGCAGTAACTGTTGCTGTAGATGTAGCGGTTGAACCTGAGTAAATCACGTTTGAACCACCACGAAGTGTTGTCATTGCAACTGCGTCGATTGAATCGGCTAGGTTGAATGCGATGATGTTAGCAATTGCTGGGTCTACATCAGCTAGGCTGAATAGTTCCAAAGCACGTGTTACAAGAACAGAGTTACCGTACTCGTTAAGAGTAATTGTAACTGATGTTGGTGTAGACATTGCTACTGCATCTGGGTCTGTTGTTTCAGTTAGAGCAGTTGTTGCTGCTGATAGGTCAACGTAGCGTTGTAGAACTACAGTTGAACCTGGAATTGATTGGTTAGTTGGGCGCTTGTCTGCGACAGAACGAATTAGGGGTTCTGAACGGAGAGCAAACTCCAAAAGACGGTCATACGCCTTCTGAACTAAACCTGCTGCACCAGCGGTGCCTCCGAGTGAATCGGATGCTGTTGATACGTAGGCCATGTTGTCACCTCCAAGTGACTAGATACTATGAATGAATTATTCTTGTGAACGGAGAATAGATAAGATTTCTTCTGCGGATTCCGCAGCGCCTAATCGTTGTTCTAAGTTCTCAGCTCGGTCAGGTGTGATTGCACCTTGAGTAACTACGTCCTGCTGACGTAATGCAGCACGGTCGACTTCGTTAGCTTTTGGTGTTTCCTGAGTAGTCAATCCGAACAAGTCTCCGTTATCTTCAAGCCAGTTATTCACTGACTCTTCATTAACATCGTCTAGGTCTTTTAGAATTAAACGTACTGCTTTAGGATTCACACCCTTTTGTTCTAGGACATCTTTGACTACACGCTCACGCTGCTGCTTGGAGAATCCCTCAAGTTGCTCAGTGAGTTCTTTGATACGTTTCTCATCGGCACGCTTAGCTTTACGTAACTTTTTAAGTAAGTCACTTCCACTTTCGTTTCCAGTTATGGTATCGGTATCTAGCTCGTCTTCGTCTTCGTCCCAGTAGTTGTTGCTCATAGCAACTGTCCACCCTTTCGTTAGTTGAATCGCAAACCGCAGTTCTCATTCGGGGGAATGAGCTGGCTTTTGCTCCCAGTCTGTTACGCTGGCGGGGCTGGTAGGTCCGCTCAGGATATTAGATTTGGCCAGTGGCCTTGCTGCCTAGACTGCCCTTAGTAGTTCCTGCTGAACCACTGAAGGCTGCAATCTCTTGCATCTTTAAAGCTTCTCTTGCGCGTTTCGCAGAAGCCATCTTACCAAACACTTCTTGCTCAGCTTGGGTCTGGCCGTAGCCTTCCATATTACTATAGATGCCACTTAACTTCTCAGCCTCTGGTAAGAAGCCAGCGATAGCGCTGTAACCCTTTTGTGCGTCAGTTTGGTCAACACCTTGGTTGGCGAGTGCTTCAGATGTGGCTTTGTACGCAGCAATTTCTGCTTCTGTAGTTCCAACATTAAGTCCTTGAGCACGTGCTGCTGCACCAATTTCAGCAATCTGAACTTTTCTTGTTATTTCTGGTAGCTTGTTCTTGGTATCTAGTACATACTCAAGCATGTCAGTATCAGTTACGCCATAGGCTCTAAGTGTCTTAAGAACTAATGGGTCAGCATTCTGAATGCGGTTAACTCCAAGCGCGATACGACCTGATAGTTCTTCAGGTGCTGTATCGTTTTCAATAAACTTTGTTACGTACTCATCAGTATCATACTTGTTCAAGCCATACTCGCGTAGCGTCAAACGATATGCGTCTTCATTCTTAAGATACTCAGAAGGTGAAAGAACTCGTAGGTTCGCTTTGATGCGTGCCTCGTTAGCTCTAAAGCGTTCCTTATACTCTGGAGTCTCTTGTAAAGCTAGAGTAATGGTTGCCTCACTAGCACCCTCAATAGCAAGATTGCGTATTGCTCCTACTAAAGATTCCAAGCCATATTGCTTGAAGCGGTCTGTAAGTACATCGGACACTGAGCGTCGCTCTGCCAAAATCTTTTCTTGCTCGGCTTTAGCCTTTTGTTCCTTATCATACAAAGCAGCAGCCTCATCGGCTGGACTTGTCAAAGGTAGGATTGTATTGCCTGTTTGGTTAATGTTAGTAGATGCTGCCGCTGCACTAGCTGCTGTTGCGGCGTTGGCGGCCGCTAGGGCGGCTTCCGCCTGTATCCTAGCCTGTTCAGCAGCAGCAATTTGTGCTGCCGTTGTAGCGTCCTTAGCGTCCTGCTCAGCCTTAGTTATGGCTAGTTGTGCAGCTAATGCTGCAGCAACTGCTGCCTCTTGGTCTTGCTTAATCTTTAACTCTGCTGCTATCTTATCGGCAGCAGCCTTGTCGGCAGCTAGTTTATCGGCAGCAATCTTGTCAGCAGCCAGCTTATCAGCTATAGCTTTTTCAAGCAAGGCTTTAGTGGCTGCGGACTTATCAACAGGTATAGCCTTTACCGTAGCTGTAGCGGTAGCAGGCGCAACTGGCACCACTGGAGTTGCTGTTACTGAGGCTGCTTGTGTTGCTGTAGTTCCTGGTGCGGTTAGACCACTGCCTGGGCCATAGCGACCTTTGAGATACTCGTTTCCGCTAGCCGCATCTGTGTACTGCTGAATGATAGCATTCGCTGAAGCGCCTTTTGCTGGAGTTGGTTCAGAAATAGTTATGTTCTGCCCAGGATTGATAAGATTTTTGTTTTTGATTTGTGGGTTAAGGTCGATTAGTTGTTTTAGACTAATGCCAGCCTTGGCAGCAATCGCACTAAGAGTGTCACCTTTTTTGACTGTATATGTTATTGCCATTAAGCAAGCCCCATATCTCTAAGTATTTTCATAGATACATTATCTGTGTAAGCAATTGCGTTATCTGTATATTCCCATTCCTTCGTAGAGCGTAGGTCACGCTCAAATTGCCAAACAGGTACTACTGTTGGCTTACCATCTGAGCCTACAGCCTGTAATGCTCGGCGCAAATATGGGTTATTATAAGTAACTGAATCTGGGTCTACCTCTAGGATAGTACTGATGGCACCCTTATAAGCAGACGCAAGTGAGTCTACCGAGACACCATTATTAATCTGTTCAGCATAGGCAGGGAATGCGCTAGCAGACTTCATGCGAATCTCTGCTTGAATGTCATCTATTGTTGTTGTGCCAGCAAACAAATCCTTTTGCTTCTGTTCCCAGTAGCTTTTATTTAGATAACTATCTACGCCGAATGATGATGCGTAGTTCTTTAAAGCAGATGTATCACCGAGAACATTACCACCAAAGCCAGTAATCTTACCTGATGTTAATAAGAACTGGTCAAGCTGATTGTCATCCATGCCCAAGTCATATGCTTTTTCAATAAGTCTATCGAATTCAGTTTGCGACATCTTGATACCAGAAGATACTAGACGCTTACGAGATGCTAAACCATACTTCTTAAGGCTGTCTTTGTACACTTCAAACTGTGTGGTTTTTTCCTTTAAACGTGAACGTACTGTTCCGCTTAAAGTAGTATAGTACTTTGTCTTAAATAGTGCGTCTAGTGCCGCGCCAATGTTATTGCTTTTAAAGAAAGCGTACACCGCGCCTAGTTCTTCACCATAGATTGGGTCGTTTAATAGTGCCTCGCTGATACCATAGTTAGCTGCAGTCTCAACACCTTTGCCGTCATTAATGCCAGCACCGCCACCGCCACCACCACCATCAATTATGTTCGTAGCAATAACCATTATGCACCCGCCACATTCTTAGATATCCAGCTTGCAAAGTCGATACGCTTTGTGCGGTCGAATTCATCTGGGTTGAGTTCTTTAAGTTTATCTTCAATAGACATCTGTGCGGTCTGAGCATTAAATCCTGGTGTAGTTGTAGTCACATTTTCCAACTGACCAGTCTTAGGATTCTTAACCTTCTTGGTTGTGGTGACAGTACCCTCAGCAATCATCTTATCAATGCCTGCTTTCTTGAGGATATCCTTAATTTCTTCTTCTGTCCCATCGCGCATGTATGCTGACTGGAATGCTGCGTTAGCAATAGCATTGGTAATCTGTGAGTCAATCTTGGTTATATTGCGGTCAGGTAGATTAGCTGTACCGCTATTAGTCATAGTCTGGTTGAGAATATCCATAGGAGTTAGCTTGGCTCCAGTAGAGTAAAGTTCCGCAGAAGCATTAACGACTTGCTGCCATTGAGCATAGGCTGTTATATCATTAACATCTGTCCTACCAGCACGTACCATGGCTGACTTTACTTTAGCTTTTACTGCCTCGTCAGACCAGAATTCTTTATAAACATTGTTGACAAATCCCACATTTGGCTTAGAAGTTAGAGTAAACTTCTTTGCACCCTTAATTGGCTTACCATCTGGCCCAAGTGGATAGGTTACTTTTTGTTTTGTTCCTAGGTATACAAATGCGCCACTTGAAACATTTCCAGGCAGAATAGATTCTGGAGTAATAGCCATACCAGCTGACTTGGCAAGTTGTAGCAAGTCAGGGTCAATACCTTTGGCAGCCATTGCTGGGGTTACAACAACTTCATTCTTCTTAATCTTAGCTGCTTCATCTTCTGCTGCCTTAGTATCAGCCTGAGCCTTATTTATAGCGGCTATTTCTGCTTTTGCTGAACTTAAACGAGCCTTAAGTTTATTAACTCTAGTTCTAACAGTGGCTTTTTCTTCAGCAGTAAGTGTGTTGTCGCCAGATTGCGTGGCCCAACTGAGCTGTAATTGCAGAGTCTGAATCTCTTTAGCAAGAGCCTGCTTCTGTTGTTGTTGTGTGTTAGCCATTATTGTCCTAAGTACTTGTCGTAGATTTTATCTTGTGATAAGAATCTTTCGTAGATATCTGCGAACTCTAAATCTCCAGCCTTAAGCTGTGATACATAACTATCAAGCATATACTTCAGGTCTGCGTTAGCCTTAGCATCTATTGATGCCGAAGGGCGCACTGATAGAGTACTTGCTAGTTTGTCTCTTAATTGTAAGTAGATAGCAACTGATTTCCAAGTAGGGTCTTCACCATTATCTGCCATAAACTTTGGGTTAGCAATAATCTTGCGGAGTCCAGCAACATTACTTGCCGACTTTAGCCCATCAGTATCCTTGTAATCTTCATACCAAGCACTGGATTGACCAGTTGATTCACCAGTTACTGGGTCTTTAGTAGTAGCCATAGCCTGAATCATTACTTGCTTGCTATACTTTAGGTCCTCAGCTCCTGCTTGTTCAATTGATGTTAGCCCGCGTTCGGCTAGCTTAGCATCAATAATGGTATTCATCTTGCGATAAATTGCCCAACCCTTACGGGCTTCATTCTTCTTGATAGCTTCCGCTGGTGTAGACTTGCCACGGAACTTCTCTGATGTTCCAGGGCTAATGCTTGTCTCTTCCTGCCACCAGTAAGCGGTAGGATTAAACTTAGCAGCGCCAGCATTATTAGTTATTAAGCCAACAAGTTGTGGATTATCACCAGTTAGTTCTGAGATTAATCCACTATACTGCTTGGCATTCTGAACTGCATCCATAGTAGCATTCGAACCTGTAGGGTTCTTACTCATACTTGTGGAGAATTCAAAGAAGTCTGGATAGTCCTCAAGGAACTTAGCATCAGCGTCGATGCCATATGTCTGGCTGTATTCATGCCACTTGTCGATGTAGTACTTATATGGACTATCGAACTGTGGTGCGAACGGTAGCACTAGGTTGGCAGTAGTACGCATCATGTAGTACTTGTCAGTTAAATCTTTTACATCTGCTTCAGTTAGATAAGGAGTTCCGTTATCACGGGCCTTATGCTGTTCTGTTAGCCAGATTAGCTGGTATGTCTTAGCATAATCAGAGCTGTTCTGGCCCTGTGCTAAGTCAAACGCACGCTTCAAGTATGTAGGTAGGATAGCTTTAATGGAAGCATCTGGACCATAAGGAAAAGCGAAGCCAATAACCTTACTTAGGTCTGGAGCCAACTTCATTACATTAGATACAGGGATAGACACCAAGGGACCAATGCTTACGCCAAATGGATTACCCTGGAAGGCAACATCTAAACTCTGCTTAGTCACACCAATGCGGTCAAGAGATGACAATCCCTTACCAATGATAGGCAACTTCTTTAATCCACCAGGAACTTCAAACCACATAGTGTCTGAATTCTGTAAAGCCTTTTCCTTTGGAACTTGGTTGCCATTTTCGTCAGTTGCTATACCAATGCGGTTAGGCGCGGTCCAAACTAGCGCAGCACGGTTGATGATAACTGGGTTATCTGAAGCAATCTTGAACCAAGTCTTGATTGCGTTCTCTTGTGCTGAGAAGAATGGAGATACAAAGCGCAACATCTGCGCAGCATTAGTACGACGCTCTACGTTGTACAGAATACCCTTAACGCCCTTGAGCGCATCAGCGCGAGCTGCCTTTTCAAGTCCGTATTGAATCTCATCAAACTCTTCACGGGTGAATACTCCACCCTTAAGCTGTTCCATTGTAGCAATACGTTCTTTAATTGACTTTTGATACAGGTCAACGAATAGTGGGTGACGTGCCCAAGCATTTTCAGGCATTGTGCCAAGATACTTAAATATCTCTCCACGTAAATTCTTAATTGCTTTAGAGCTTCGTGCATTCAAGTTCTCATCTAGTAGATGTCCATGAATAACAGGCAATTCGTCTGGGTTCTTTATAGCGTTACGCAAAAACTCAGGTGTAATGCGTGTCAGTTCTCCAGGCTTATTGCCTATCATCTGTTCACGGATACCAGAACCTTGTGGAATGTAGTTATCTACAAAACCCTTTACTTGATATACATGCTCAAGTGCTGAATCTCTACCAATACCTAAACGAGCACGCAGTGCTTGGTTGTCTTCTAGCAACTTGGCTACATCTTCAGGACTCTTACCCTCGACTAGCTGACGGGCTACAGTAGAGTTGGCAAAATCTTCGTTAATTGTGCGGGCCCAGTCAGTGTAGTAGTTGGTATCCTCTGGACGCACGATACCGCGACCCTTTGAACCCACGTTTGCTCCGTACAACTTTGAATAATCTTCAAGAAGTGCGGTGAAAGAACGCTCTGATGAGTTTAACTCACGGTACAGTTCACCGTTAGGGCTACCAAATGCGTCATAAACTTTATACTCTAAACCTTCGGCGCCTTGGATTACAGAAGACACACGGAACTCACCCTGAGCAATTGTCTTCTTGCCTCCAGGAGTCAGCGAACTTTCAAATTTTCCAAGAGTTGCGCTGTTAGCCTCATAGGCTACAAGTTTATTTCTTAAAATTGATTGAGTAGATGATAATTTACCAAGGATATTTAAATCTCCAGGATTTTGATTTAGCAAATCATTATACTTTTCTATATCAACCTTGTGAACTTCAATCTCGCGACCTAGTTCTTGTACACTATTCTTAACAGATTTGTAATCAAGCTTTTCAACACGCTTAAATCGGTCAACAATACGAGTTCCCAGATTACTATCTGCAACATTTGACGTAAGATTGCGTGAGCCATCGGCAAAATGACGGATGCTAGCCATAGCTCCGACAGTTGCCATGATGCGAAGCTGCGAATCAATTGCGTTACGAACAGGATAACCTAGTCGCAAGAGAACTGAAGCCTTCCATAGGTCGCTTGCTTCTTCAACTAGGCGTGAGCCGTTGAAACCAATTGCCTTAATTGTGCTAGCTTGAGTGCGAAGGACTTTATCGATTGTATCGAAGTCTGCGACTGGTAAAATATTAGCTGTCTGTGATTCAAAGATTGGCACTTTAATCATAGCGTTTGTTTCAGCGTCGAATAAGAAGCCTTCTTCTTTTGCCTCACGTAGCTTACCTGTACGGGTTGTTATGTGATGGTCATAAAGTCTTACTGCTGTATCGGCATCGATGCCATACTTTTGCGCGATTACTTTATAACCACGGTGCTCTAATGCGTTGATGATATTGCCACGCGCTTCAGGAGAAGCAGCGGCGGCATAGTCTTCAAGATATTTAGCTGCGTCATCAAATGTAAATGAAGAGTCAGCATTAAAAATACGTGTTAGTGCGTTTCCAGTCTTAGACAATGTGACCAGTCTATTTACAATAGCTGTCACTTCGCGGATTGAGTCACCTTCGTTTAGGTTAACCATGCCGCTAGGACGCTCACCTTGTGACCAGCTTATCTTTGAATAAAGTTTATGGAATGGAGTTGGTTGATAAACATCAGTACGGGCGAATCCAACTTCTTGGCTATGGAAAGGAATTGTGCGAGCTGTTGCTAACTCACGTCCAACTACTTGACCAAACTTACCAATACCTTTACTGAAAGGCGCTTCAGCTGATAGCTCAAATAACTTATCCACATACTTATCATGTTTTGCCCAAGCTACTATAAATTCACGGTCAGCCGCAATTTCTTCTGGAGTACGAAGATTAAGCGGTAACATCCCCTCCTCTTGAGAGGATACAATTTTACGCTCTTCGTTAAGCAATGTCTTAAGCTGGCTGCGTGATAGTTCTCCGTTAGCGATACGCAATGGCTCAGTAATATCTGGACGCTTTAATTCATCTAGTTTACCGATGCCAGTCTTATCGCCAAGCAATGCCTGCATTGTGTTGAGCGCTTCTTCTTTAGTTGCTGTTAGCCCAAGAAGGTACGCGACGCTGGCTTCATTGTTACTTGCTTTCACCCAAGGATGATTAGCTGCCCAAATGGCATCGTTAGCAGCAAAGTCCTCGGCTAGTTTATCATAGCGTAAGGCTTCTTTACTAGCCAAAGAAATCCATGTTGGGTCAATTGCTTTAGCTTCACGAATTGCTGTGATTGCTTCAAATGCTGAATCAGCAGCCTTTTGAGCCTTAACAAATTTACCACCGATGATTGATACATCGCCAACTAGTTGGATAGCTGTATCGCCAAGACCTGAAACAATTTTGCCGTATAGGCTATTTTCGAAAGCACGCTTGCGTGAAGCTTCATCGAATATATCAAAGTTGCTATCCATGAATTCAGGTGTTATTGAATCTGGAAGCAGTCCAATGATTCCCCCACCACTAGCGGCTGCGGCAGCTTGACCAAAAGAAATCTTGTTGCGATTTTCCCAGGCTCTTGACCATTGACCAGTAGATGAACCTACTAGTAAAGCGCTTAGAGGTTGACGAATTAAATTCTGATTTGTCTTATCAATGGCAGCAAGGACTCCACCAATTGGACGTGTTACGTTTTTTGTAAAATCAATTCCAGCTTGCTGGATAGAATTAAAGAAACCATTAAATTCTTCACGGTCATTCAATGGAGCAGTTGCTACGTCCCACACAAACTTAGCTGGGGAAGCAATACCTAAAGCTACATCGCCAAGCCAGTCAGTGGTTCCTTTAGCAAGGTCACCAATGCGATTCCATACACTCATTAAGCACCGCGTCCACGCATTAACAACGACAGAACTTGACGTGTCTCTGCTGATGTAGAGGGACGTGAGCTGATAAAGCTCATTACTGGGTAATATGAATCAAGAGTTTTATTTGCTTGTGTGTTATCAGGCATCATATTACTAGGAATTTGTAACGCTTCAGTTCCTGGTCCAGGTCCAGCATCGGCACCAAAACTTATGTCCTGGCCAGGATTCTGTGTTGGGTCAGTTAGCTGTGGGACAGATGGCAAACTTATTCCTGATGGAGTTGGCATCGCGCCTCGAGCCATAGGAGCGGCTTGTTGTTGTTGCGTCAAAGCTTGTCCTTGGCCGTAAGGCATACCTGTGTAAGGACGAATAGCTTGACCTGATTGGCCTGCGCCACCAGTTCCTGATACATTAGCAGGATTGTTCTGTGGAGCAGTTGGGCGCATACCGCCACTATTCTGATTTCCAGCCATTGTTCCTCCTACTTAGAATATTGTGTTTTAATTTGAAACGGGCCTGCTGAATAAATACTTAACTTAGCAGCAATCTCTACCGCTTCTACTGGTTCCGCTCCAGCATGTAGTGCACCAAGTGCTATCGGCGCACCAGAACCTACGCCGTAAAACCCGTCCCCATTGCGCATCACTGACAAATCGTCACCGATGTCAAATAACTCACCATTGACAGCCATCAAGAATTGAAAGCGAGAACCGCTATCTTTGTCTTGTGGTTCATCAAAGTTAAAGCCATTAGCTTTTAAGCATTCACGAAGTGAAGGCATTGCCTTCGTAATCATAAAATGGTAAACATCTTTTTTATCTTTTACTGTGAGAACTGGTGGTTCCCAAATATGCTGAGCAATATCGCAAGGTGATACTTCTCCAGAACCACCGATGATAAACGCTCCGCGTTCATTCAACTTAGTCATATCTGGATGTGACCAAAGACGGCCAGTATCATCACTTACTAAACTATCGGCAACCATGATACAACTATCATCACGTTGCACGCCAATAATAGTTGTCATTGTCCCCTACTTTCTTATTGTCTAGTTGTTACTCTTGCGGTAGCATTACCGCCTGATGTCAAACTTGATAGTAAACTTTGGATATCTTGAGGTTGCTCTGGAGGGAGAGTGCCTCCTGCTAGAGCACCTTCGGGAGCAGGGGACGGTTGCTCAACCGCTTGTGGTACTCCAGCAGGAGGAACTGGTTGCGGTTGTGGGGCAAAGGTTGCTTCAATCGCATCCTCTAGTGCCTGTCCCTTTTGGCGTGCCTTAATCACAGCCGCAATTTTACGTACTACTTCTGAAGCATCCTGGCCTTGAGTAGCCATCTGTGGAATTGCTTGAGTGTATGCAGTAAGAGACCCAAGAAGTGCTGAACGCATATCTTCAATCTCAATCTTTTCTAA